TACGAGTGGGATTGGCTTGCCAGCTATGCGTTTTTCAAACACAATCTAGTACCGAACTAGCAATATTTTCATTTTGCTCCCCATTTCAATGTATAAAAAGTTTGGTCAGATTCTTTCATGCGGGCCACAATTGTAAATTCAGATTCATAACCTGGGTAATTTATCCGCTGTGTCCACCAAATTGGTTCCACAGCGTTTTCTGTCACAAACTTGCCAGCTTGGGTTTGTTGCCATTGAGATACAGGGTCGTCTGCATACAGCACGGGATCTTCAACATCCACCGTGCGAAATTGATGAACCACCATGTCTGAAACTTTTACCACCTGACCATTGATGATCATGTGTTCCGGGCCTTTAGCGTGTTGGTTGTAATCTCGTTCTCGTTCTAGATCTCTCAGTAGTTTGGCCATATGCTAGTATAACACGAAGTTCAATAAAATGTCAAGTATCATAAATACATCATGGAGAACCAGGCATGATCTATCTTTACATCAAAACACATAACAAAACAGGACTGAAGTATTTAGGCAAAACAGTGAGAGACCCTTACAAATATAAAGGATCAGGAAAAAGATGGACAGAGCACATTAAAAAACATGGATACGATGTCACTACTGACATTTTAGGAACATTCCTTACAAATGAAGAACTACAAAAATTTTCAATTCCTCTGTCAGAGAAACTTGATATTGTAAAATCTAAAGATTGGGCAAATCTTAAAATTGAATCAGGCGACGGCGGGGATACATCTCAACACATTGATTATTCAAAATTAAATCGAGGTAAAGGGCAAACTTACGAACAACGATATGGAGAGGAAAAAGCAAAACTATTACGCCGTCTCCGATCAGAAAAATTATCAACTACTCGCAAAGGAAAATCCTATGAAGAAATACATGGTAAGCAGCAGGCTAAAATTTTAAAAGAGAAACGATCAAAAGACAGAACAAAATATAACACTGGCAGAGTTCATTCTTTAGAGACTCTAAAGAAAATGAGACAATCTGCAATAGGGCGAAAGCAAGTAAGATGTTCTTGTATAATCTGTCATGCTGATATTTCAATCAACAACATTTCTAGTCATTACAGAATTCACCAATCATTGGAAATATCTTAGATATAACTATTGCCACTTCTTTGGCAATATCCATGTGTTCTTTTTGTGTGCCGTTGGCAGATCTCAACTCACAATAGTGTATCCAACTACGCAAAGTCCCTGAGACATACAACCGGCTCACAGTGTTGCCTTCAGGTAACACAGCTCGGGCCTGCTCTTTGGCAATGCCATTTACAACAGCCCATTCATATGCACTTTTTGCGCAATCGATAACAAACTGTTGTTGCTGTTCCCAACGGTGTTGAAGACTAGCATCATCAGTCTCTATACTGTTTTGTCTATTTTTCGTATCCTGTAATCTGGCTTCTCGCAATACAAAGTCCAACTCCTTGGTGGGATCAGCGTAGCGTTGACTGAACTCTTGGAAACTAAAACTTCTGTGTCTAAGTATTTGTCTTGCGATGTCTCTAGTGGTTGTGATTTCAATACAGGCTGAAACCATTTCGAGTGGGCTCCAGTGTTGGTGCTTGACCAAGTATCGAATAAGTTTGTCTGATGTTTCTGTGTTGAGTTGATTGGCAGGATTGGACACACGGGCGCAATACGCAATGAGTTCCTGCGCATTGTCCAGCCCAAGTAATTTAAATTCGTCAGTTGGCTGTGAATAGGAAACAAGTTTTACATCCATTTTAATCTTTCGTAGCTACTTCTTGAAACAATGTTACATGAGGGTTTATAGTGGTGGTGTTAACCTGTTAGTTTTTCTTTTAGCTCAGTAAAGCCACCAATCAATTTGTCATTTAGAAAAATTTGTGGAACTGTACGAGCATTGGGTACTGCTTCTAGTAGATCTTCTTTTGTGTATCCATCTCCAATCTTACGCTCTTCAAATGGGATACCTTTTTGTTTTAGCAATGCCTTGGCCTGATCGCAATAGGGGCAATGATATTTTGAATAAACAATTGCTTTCATAGTTTTTTTAGTAATTTATCTGTGGCTGGTTGTACAATGCCAGCCACGGTATTAACATCCACCACAAAGTCAATGGTACGTATTGTATCTCTCAACAAGGAAAGATTTCTGTTAAGGATTTCTTCAACTTCATCATCGTCAAGCCCGTCGCGACGTAATCTAGCAAGATTGATGGTTTTTTGTTTGCCACCATCAATCTTGATAATCATTTTGTTAATGCATTTTAACGGAACTTGGGTCTTGTCAACTTCTGAAATTATATAATCCCACTTGGCCAAGAATTCATCACTCAGTGGCATGAGCAGCAGCCTTGGCCTTGGCAGGGCGGCCTTTTTTCACTGCGACAACTGGTGGTGCTTCGACCTCAACTTGTGGAATTGGTACCATCTTGGGCAAATCCATCATCTTCACACCTGGGAACATTCTTTCAGCTTCTTTCTTCATTCTGGCTGCTTCGTTGATCATACCAGTTGCTTCGTTGTGCATACGCACTGCTTGAGTCAGCATGTTGGCAGCAATGGTCTTGTCATCCAACGCACCGTCTGTGGGTGCAGCGGTATAACCTGCTTCTACTGGTGCAGAGCGTGATTGTTGTGTGGCTTTGTAAGCAGCTTCGGCAGCACGTTTGACCTTGGGATCAACAATGCCACGGCTGTTATCAATCTCTGCCATCTTACGCACAGCATCTTCGCCCTTTTTCATCTCATTGAGAATCTTGTTGAGCTCACTTAACCGTACATTGGAATTCATGTTGGGAGTCATCAACACCTGTTCAGTTTGCACACGTTTCATTAGTCTTTCAGAATGCAAAGTTTGCAGCATGTTACGACCATCAGGAAGGATGTTTCGATTCAATGCATCTGCAAATTCTTCAGCAGCTTGTCCAACTGGACTTTCCAACACTTTCATCAATGGGTCGTGAATGTTGATAGGCAGCAGATCTGGATAGATGCAAAGACACATATGATCGTCGCCGGGAATCTGTCTAAAGATAACTGCAACTTTACGGTCGCCGTGTTTGCCAATGTGTTTTAAAAATGCCATTAAATTCTCCTTAAAGGGTTGAGGATTCTGTGGAATCTGGCACTTCAGCCGGGGGCTGAGTTTCTGCGGCAGAGGCCTCTTCTGCCTGAGCCACAGCAGTCTTGATGAAAAGATCAATCTTTTCAAACAAGATTCCAACTTGTTTTGCTTCAGCAGCACCAAATGCACCACGCTTGACAGCAGTGTCGATTACATCGCGGGCAATGGCAATGTCGTTAATTGTGAGTTGAGGGGTGTTATTTTCCATAAAGATATTTACATAAAAAAACCCCCTGATATAATTTTTCAGGGGGTTTTGGTAACACAAGCTGAAATTATTTTTTATGTTCCTCGTAGTAGGCATGAACACCCCAGGGAGGAATAATAGTTGTAGTTCCGTGCAAAATCCAAGTGACTTCGCAGTAATTTTCATCACCCCAACTGCCAAAGGGATAACCATCTGTAAACACCACCAAGCGCCGCGGCACAATGTCGTTTTCTTTGAAGTATTCGTAAAAACAATCAAAGTCAGTGCCGCCACCACCTGTTACTTCATAGTCACAGATGCCATCCAAGTTGTCTGAATCGTATTGTTGTGGATTGTATGTTTTGGTATCAAAAGTTACCACGTGGATTTTGTAAGCAGGAAACGAATCCATAATGCTTTGAATCTCACCCAAGAAGTCTCGCAACATATCTTGATTGATACTGCCAGACGCATCAATTGCAATGGCAATATCAATCATCTCATCAGGCTTCATACCGGGCATTACTGCATCCATGTGCCAGCCTCGACGACTGGCTCGCATCCAAGTATAGTCGCTCTTGATGGTACTTTCCAAGTTCATGCGCAACAGTTCACGCCAGTTCATCTGCGGCTCAGTCATTTCATCAATAAGACGTTTGACACCAGCAGGAATATTACCAGCACCATCAACTGTGGCAGCAGCAGCCATCATGGCTTCTTTGATCTCGTCTTTGATAGCTTGACGATCGGCTTCGCTCAGCTTGGGACGTCCTTTGCCTTTTTTATCGCCGTCACTGTCACCATCGCCTTCACCATCCAAGTGGTCGTCCAGCAGTTGGTCAATGAGATCTGCCATGCTGATGCGCTTGACATTCTTCATGAGATCATCGTACACTTTCTCAGAACTCCAGCCATTGTACTTGCGATCATACAAACAAGGCACTGACGTGATAAACTCACCAACACCATGTTCTTTCAAATCTGCGTTAACACAGAAATCATTGGCCACGTTCCAAATCTGTGGATCGCGTTCATTGCGACGTCCAAAGTGATCATACACACAATGCAATACTTCATGTCCAAACAAGAATTCAATTTCTTTGGGACGAAGCATCTCGATAAAACGAGTATTGTAATAGAAGTGACGTCCGTCTGTGGCAGCAGTACCGCACCATTCATCTGCATTAACCAGCTTGAGACGAGTGGCCAAGTTACCAAAGAAACTGGCTTTCAACAGCAAGCCCACCCGGGCCGTGATCAGCTTCTCACGCACCTTGCCGTCCAGCTTCATATCTTTGGGCCCGATGAGATTTTTAAACTTGTCTTCTTTTTTGTTAGCTGTGGTGTTAGCAGTTGACATAGATTTTTCCTTGTTAATGTATTAATTATACTGTAGATGACATTAATGGTCAACTAAAAACTTGTGAGATTTTTACAACACTTATAGATATATCAGCTGGAACCAAGTGACAGCAGCCTCATCGAAAAAATCCAAGTGAACCTGCTTGACAACACTATGCTTACGCTCTACCAAAGACCATTTTTCATGACGTCTCACAGTAAATCCCAATTCACGTTTCAATACCCAACTTATACCAATACTGGCACTGTTGTCGGCTAGTATTTTCTGCCAAACCTCATCCCAATGCTGAGTTGAGCAAAAGATTATGAGATTTTTTCTCACAATTACTTTAGGATTCACGGACATGACTCAAACTAAACCAGCACACTTCTTTGTCAGACGCCACATAGATACGATAGTCACGATATTTGGTTTGATATGCCCAATGTGGATTTGACTCTGGGCAAGCATCCAGTGCCTGAGATTGCTGGTTCATGGTCGCCTGCAACTCGGCTTTCTGTGCCCAGCCGTATGTTTCATTAAACCAACGCCGAGCTTGGTCAAAGTCCAATGCGCCAGTGCCCAGTGTACCATGCCTGAAGCAAATCATGAATTGATATCTGTCTTGACGATTATGCGGATGATCCAGTTTCACAATCTCATATCGCATGATGAAATATGGGGACCGTGGTCCCCATTCCTGTTTTAGCCTTGGGCTTGTAGCACGTATTTTCCAAACTTGCTGTGGAACTCATCAAAGTGTTTGAGCTTGGTGGGCTTGAACGGCAAATTGTAAGTGGTCAACGCAATACGCGAACCCATCACAGTCAACTCAGTTTCAAAATTCCTCATCATGTAGCTGAGGAAGTTATCAGCCATTTCGTGGAACTTCTTTTCGTCCATTTTGTTTTCAACAGCAGCCTTGAGTTCGTAGCACATGGAGATCACCAGGCTGTACATGGCGCTGACTTCTTTGACCTGCAGATCCTTGACCTTGCCGTTCAAAATGTCAGCTGGATCAGGCATACGGCCCGACACCCTGCGATGAGCCATAAACTTCACTGCCAGGCCTTCGCCCACAGTACCTGCTACCAAGTTGGTAAAGGTGTCGTCGTCGCCATCGGCATCGTTCAACAGCTCACTCACAAAGGTCCAGCTGCGCGGAGTGGCAAATGCACGGCTGGAGCTCTTGCTATCAAAGTCGTACAAGTCTTGTTTGGCAAAGCTCAAGTAACCAACCACGTCTTTGTGGATGTTATTGAGCACCGCCCATTCTTGCCACGACGCAAAGTCCACTTTCATTTCTTGGTGAATGAAACGATTTGCCAGAGGAGTGGGCATACGATAAGTCACACCCTTGTCGCTTTCGCGATTACCTGCTGCTACCATAACAACATTGTTCGGCAACTTGTACTTGCCAATACGACGATTCAAAATCAGCTGATAAGCAGCGGCTTGCACACTGGCAGGGGCACTGTTGAGTTCGTCCATGAACAGTACCACCAGAGGATACTGGCTGGCCAGTTCTTCGTCAGGCAGTTCCACAGGGGGTGCCCAATCCATCTTGCCGATTTCTTTGTTGTAAAACGGGATACCACGAATGTCAGTGGGTTCCATTTGCCCCAAACGCAGGTCAATCATATGACCGTCGAGGTCTCGAGTAATGCCCTCCACCAGCTCGCTCTTGCCAATGCCGGGGGGACCCCACAGGAACAAAGGACGCTTGACTTTGAATGCTTTAAGCAGGGATTTGTGCGCCTGGCGGGCGGTAACTGTGCGTGATTCCGACATGATGGATACCTTTCTGGTGTTGATGAGTTAATTGTAAGCGATCTTGAATTTCACGTCAAGCAGTTTCTTTGGCCAACTGTTCTTGCAACACATACAAGGTGTTGGGAAGCATGCCGTCCTGAGCATAAAGACAACCGCAGTACCATACACCATCTCGCATGATGTAAAAATATTCGGCACCACAGCTATCAACCAGTTCCAGGAACTCACCGAAGTTGTGGCTAACTCGGAATTCCACACCCTCTTCGCCTCGATCACGGCCGTAAAAGGTACACATATGCTCGGTTGTTCTAACAAATTCTTCGCGATCCGTTTCTTCCAGTTCAAATTGGCTAAAGGCATGTGCTTCGCCAATCTCGGAACGCAATGCTGACAAGTCGCCCAGCGCCACAAGATGATTGGCTTTGGCACTGTTGTAGTGTTCCTGGAGGATGGCACCGTTGTGCTCTAGATAGCCATCCCAATGACAATAAACTGACTTGCAAATGTCACCATGCATGACACCAATTCGACTACGTGTACCCATTTTTGCTCCTATTTGTTGGGGATTAGTGTGTATATTGTCAAGCCGGGGCAAACAATTTACTCATTTCATTTGACACCACATGGAGTGCTCGACGAACATTGTAGGTGCATTCATCTTCATTATCACGGATGAATTCCAGGGTTTCAAGCAGACCGGGCAGTTGCCAGTCATTTTGAACTTGTTGCAATACTTGCAGGGCGGCTTGAAAATTCATGTTTAACTCCTTGCTGATTATGTGACTATAGTAGCTGATCTCAAAATACCGGTCAACCAACTACTTTATTCTCTGTCCTTCATCAGGTATTCAAACAAGATCCATTTGGCACGGTTCAGCGTTTGGCGCTGATCTTCCAAAATATTTGCCAGGGTGTCCGAGTCATAAGGACCGTAGCTGACCATCTCTTGGCAGTCGCTCATGAGACTAGCAGCCATCATAGCTGGACCTGAAAAGCGAAAAGTAATACTGGTCTCTACTGCTTCACGCATGTCAGCTTCAGTCACGCCATACATGCGAACTTGACGTTTTTCTTGCTCAGTGAGTGCTTGGTAAGTTGTCGTGGCCATTTGGAACTCCTTTTTGCTTAACATGCCACTATTGTAGTTGATTCCCAAATAGAGGTCAACTCAAAAAAAAGCCCTACAATGTGTAGGGCTATTGTAATACTTGAGTATTACTATTTTGATCCAGCGTCAATTTTTCCAGGAGCATCTTGACCACCAACAACATCAGCTTGGATCATGATTCAGCGAATTTCACCGCTGCCATGTGGGGTATACAATAACTGCCAGTTGACGTTGGATGCTTTTGGGCATGCAATAGTTCGGACCAGTTTTAATCATTAATTTCCTGGTGGTTGCTGTTGTTGCATCTTTACTATTCTATCAGCTACGGCAATCAATTTTTCCTGCACTGGTTTTGGCAATGCATCAAACGTGGCCTGATCAGGCACCACTTTTTTGTAATCTGCTAGTATGCGATCAAACTCAGCTTTATCTGCTGCGCTCATGGTTTTGGGTGCGGTCCACCATTCATAGCCTTTATATAACCCATAGCCAATTCCTGTAGTTGTTGCTGCCTGTGTAATTAATTTAGCTGCCGGAGCAATTACATTACTAACAATGCCCTTACCAACCGGTGCAAGTACATTTTTACCAAGCCATGTGGCACCTTTGACTGCGGCAGATCCAAGCCCTTCATCCACTATGTCACGATCACGGGCCAGTTGTTCACTTAGTGTTCTGGGTTCACGACTTTCAAAATTGTATTTCTTTAACAATTTGTCAAGATTGGCCACAGTGGCATCAACTGTTGGTACTGCTGCCGCGACCTTGGCCGCTGGTGTTGCCATTTGTTGTTTTGCCGCCGGTATGGCAGCTTGTTGTGTTGCTGCTGGTGTGGCAGATCCTGCATCTACAGACAATTTCACTAGATCTGCCATGACATTCTCTACACGAGTTTTTATATCTTGAGGTAGAGTATCTGCAACTTTAGGATCTTTCATAAAACTGTTGACCACTGCAAGATTCTGTTTGATCACAGCTTGGTCTGCGTCATTCATACCTTCTAGATTGTCTGAATCTTTGTATGCATCATACAGCATGTTACCTATATCCCAGACAGTGTATAATGCACCAGCAGCTCCTACTAGTGGAGCAAGTGGACCTGATACTGCTGCTGCACCAGCTCGACCTGCTGTTCTGGCACCCAATCCGGGTAGTTTAGAAAGGATCTTTTTTCCAACGTTAGATGTCCAGCCAGAAGTATGCGTTAACCCCTTTGCTGTTTGTTGGATAGTTCCGCCTGTGCTTGATTTTTCAGGAGGTGCTATTGATTTTAATTGTCTGGTCATTTGGTCAAATGGATCAGCTTCGTAAATTTGACTTTCAGAAACTTTGGTCTTGCCTCTGTACTTGGCCAATACACCTTCGATGGCACTCAGTGCAGCATTCAATTTGCTAATAT